CTTAACGGTTCAATTTTAACTTGTCGAGTCTTTTAGTAAAACTTAATAACTCGGTGCAGAGTAATCTGTGGTCTTGGTATAAACAGCAAACCCATCAAGACCGTATGCAGGACACACCAAGATTTTCTCAGGTAACCCCGATGCATCTCTGTCTCCTACGTCACCACAAACAAAATAGTGTCCAGATTTCTCAGGGACACTATGCAACCAAATGGTTTTGAGTTTTTCAAATAACTCGTATTCTTCGTCAGTGATTTCTCTCATGACAAGTCGTCATCTCCACGTTCTATTCTGTCCATTCTATCACGCATTTCTTTAAGCAATTGTTTGAGTTCTGCAGGTTTAGTGATATCTTTACCATTAACCGTTGGATCAATCAGAACGCCTTCGGGTTCAATTTTCAAGTCTTCCCAAAAAACAATTTCCTTAACTGCATTTTCTGGTTCCCAATCTGGTTCCCAATTCTCACAGTCACACACATAACGACCCAGAGAGAGACTAGAGTTGCGATTAAATCCATGTGGCGCGTCAGGGTGCGTTTTACACTGCACTTCTATTCCTTCATATTCAACACGATCCAGTTCATGTGTTGCTTTGAGATCATCAATAAAGATTTTCAGGGTGCGGTTGTCGTCCTGTAATTCGTAACGAACTTTCTCATCACCTTTGAGATATTTGATGTACCCACGACCTGTGTCGTCAATCACCTCAATTCGATTGACTTTATCGTAATCAATGCCTTCCAGTTCAGAACTTGCTTTGAACATCTCCATCTTCACTTTGTCATAGAGTTCTTCTTTGATTGTCTGTTTCTTGATGCGGAGTTCTTCAATCTCTTCATCGGTGAGTTTGTAAGTAGGATTCCCGAAAGGGTCTTTTTGGTACTCCACAACTTCACCTTGGTTGCCCCAGACTCCAAAATTAACTGCTTCTGCTTGTTCTCTTGTGTCGTATGTCACCACAACAGGATTTCCATTTGTGCCAGTTTCAGTCACATACATCCAACCATCGTCAACCCAAAGTTTAATTGCGTATTTCATTCGTCTGCCCACCTTATCTTTTTTCCGTAGTGTTCTTCAAACTGTTCTATAAGTGTATCGTAGGACAAGAGTTCTTCTGTTTTCAAGTCCCACAGATAGTCGCTGAGTGCATTCCAATCTTCACCGTGCATTGGTGCAACACTATATTCATGCCAACCATTCCAATACTCGTCACCGGGAACACCACGAATATCAATACGCCCACAGCAATAGTATGTGGTGACTACCTCGTATTCCCATACATCACCCGGACCAAGACCTTTGGGATAAATCGTTTCACCTTCTTCGAGAACTTCTCTAACTATTTTAGTTAGTCCTCGTTCGCGAAACCATTTCATATTAACTGGACCCATCATGTTGGTGCTGTAAGTAATCACGACTTCCATTCTCCAAAAACATCAGGTGCTTGCTCTGATGCTTCGTCCATCCAAAACTCGCTTGGGTAGTGCTTCAATAAACTGCGAGCAATATCACGAATCTCTTTCGGCACACGCTTAGTGATTCGAGGATTACTAAGGTCCAACAAAAAACGCTGTGTATTAATCACAGCGCGTTTTCTTTCGTATGGCATTGTCATAGTGGTAAAGTTCCTGCTATCAGTTCTTGTGCGATTGCCCAAATACCAAACGCATATAACCCGATAATCCACCCTGTTGCAAGTGCAGGTACTAAATCATCCCAATCACTCATTGTCTACCTCATCATAATGCAGTCCATCATTTCCATTTTGACCAATGATGTCCATACGTTCATCATTTTCTTTAAACCACTCCTTTGATTCATTTTCGATTCGTTCATTCTCATCCCATCCAATGGGAGTGATTGTATTCTTGATAATCAACTCATCATCCCATGCTTCACCAAGAGTAGGTTCGTCTTTGCGGTACTGCGCAATTGCTTCTTCAAGAGTCACTTCACGAGTCGATACAATATTCTCACCAATGTGGTCTTGCGTGAACTCTCTTGCTTCTCCGCAGACTACTGTGTCAGATGCATACTCTTCTGGTGTGGTTGGAAACGACCGTGTGCCATCTTTAAAGATCATTTCTTTACCGATACCATCAGGCACTTCTACCACATACCGCATACGAAACATTGACACGGTGTCAACCATTACATATTTACTCATCGTCATCTAATCCTTTCGTCATCATCCATAAGATAAACAAACAACTTATTAATCCCACGACCCATTCCATCATCGTGCACCCCATGGTTTGGTTATCGACCAATGTAAGTATGGGACTGACCCTTGCCACTCTTTTTCAAATTCTGTTATCACACTCGATGTTGGTGTCATAACTCGGAAGTATTCTGATCTACGCTCTAAGTTTAATTCTTCTCTGTGACGCGACACGTAGACTCTTACTTGTGCTGAAGTCCTACCCAGTTCGTGTGCAACTTGTTTTGTTGTAAATCCTTTTCCCCATAGGTCTACTAATAATTCTATTTCTGATTCATTCCATAGGTTGGAAGCCATAATCTAAGTTACTCCTCAGTCTTATAATCTTCGTAAACCAAGCGTAAATTCTGACACAAGGTTTGCTTTTCTATTCGATCAATACTATCTAGGTAGTCATCGCTTTTACGCTCTGGTGCATAAAGATTATCATCTAATCGATCATACAGTTCATACAGCAAATCTTCTGTGGATGCATTCGACAATTTCATGCTAAATCCTCGATGCCCACCACTTCAAAACCTTTTGTCGCACAAACGTTAAGAACGTGATCCAATCGATCATACATACAAACCCAATCACGCAACACGCCGTTTGCCCTGTAATGCAACACTACTTTCATCGGCATACTAACTGCCTCTCTTTTGAGATGATGAGTTGAATAACATCCATACACCATTCATGAGTTAACGTTTTCTGTGCAAGATTTGCATACTTTTTTGCGATCTCTAACTGTTCCGTTGTCTTGCACGACATAACTACATTCTGCACTTTGCAGTATAGCTCGACATTGCTCATACCCTCAAATCTCCTTCGGGTTCGTTTCCGCAAGGATAGCCCCAGTAGATGTTGGGGCAATCGACATTGGCGTTGCGCAACTCAATTGCGTCTTTTGGAAGATTGACGCGGTGCAAGTTCTTGACTTCGCAGATATCGATCAGGCTGAAAGTATGTGGCTTGTAGTAAAGAACTTCACCATCATCAAACTCACAATACATCATGTGAACATAACCTTCTGGTCTCATTACGCACCCTCCATTTTATCTACGTCCTTTGCGTCCTGCGACATAGTTCTTTTCAGTCACCACTGCAGGGGTTCCAAACTTACCACCACAGTTAACAACGAACCCATATTTTCCTAACATCACAACCTTTCCTTTGCGAGTCTGTCCCTGTGGGGTCAGGAACTCTAACCTGTCCCCAACCGCTATCTCTTCATACTTCATACATTCACCATACAGTTCTGTTCTGCGTCCAGTTCTTTCATCATCTGGATTGCTAACTCTTCTTCGGCGCGATTGTCCCAATCGATTAACTCGACACGACCACCGTAGTCCATGCTAGTTTCAAAGGGAATGTATGCTTCGTCGCCTTCGCGACCCCACTCAGCACCGTCTTTCTCAACGATGATGGTGTAAGCATCGTACATGTATTGACCGTTTGGTGTATGAATTGCGCCTTTGGCAATTACTTTACCTTCAAGGTAGGCATCTTTGTTGCCCATGAAGTCATAACCACGGATCACATCACCGACATTTGCAAGATTTTCGTATTTCAACATTTGAGTTACCTCTCTCTCTCAACTCTCAGTATCAGAATACTATATTTGTGAAAGTTGTCAATACTTTTTTTGCAAGTTATCTAAAAGTTTGTCGATAACTTCAAAGAATTGCACACGGTCAAAGTCGGGACCGTACTCATCTTTCACAGCACAGTAGCAATCCGCTTCAACGTAGTCGGGATTGTACTTTCCATCTGCATTCATGTTTAACTTGTCTTCAAGTGCTCGTTCGAACTCTTTCTCGACAAAGACTTCTAACTCAATCATCTCTGCTCCTCTTTCTATCAATTACCTTATTAATTTACCACAGTAAGTTTGTTTGTCAACTTACATGTTTCCATGTGCGCCCTCGTGCTAAAGCATTAATGGTATTACGAGAGACCTCAAACTTTTCAGCAATCTGATTTTCACTAAGATTACCGTCTTTTAACAGCTCTCGCACCAAGACCACATCTTCTTCACATAGTTTGGCGGTGTGTACTCGGCTCAGAGTTTTCTTGGGTTGTTTTCTGCCATGATCTTCCAACCAACACTCCGCACAGTAAACCGCATATGGCTCTTTAACTAATGCCGTTGCACTACACTTGTCGCATGTGGTTTTCATTTTAAACCTTTCCTTCGTATTCTTGTATTTTGACAATTCGGTCTTCCCACTCAGGCAACAGACAAAAATTGTCTTTTCCGCCCACCATACAGAGGAAGAATATATCGTCAAACATAACTAAGGTTTTGAGTGCTAACATCACCAACCCTTGAACAATTCGCCTTTGATAGCGAGGAAAGCGATTGCGACAGTCAACAGACCGCCAACAACCATCAAGTCGTAAACTTCATAAGTGTAAGCCATAAAAAACCCTCTTCATCTCAACAGTCATAATAGTAACCTGCGAAATGGAGAGGGTCAATACTTTTTTAGAAAAAACTTAAAAAAAGTTTAAGTTAAGATTTAGTGTACCTTTGAATAACTTCATCTAAATCTAATGTTAGTTGATCAAGGTCTTCAGCAGTTTGGGGGTCTGCATTTTTGCTTTCGTAATCAAGAATAGCAACTTCTTGCCCATTTTCTTTTACAAAGATTAAATCCTTGACGTATGTAAAAGAACATCCATTCAAAAAGTACAAGAAACCCTCAACAATTTCGTCAAGAGTTTCTCCTTCAAGCGTGTGTTCGATGGTCTTGGTTTGACCATACAAGTCTGTGTACTCTCGACGGAATGTATACTTGTCTGTCACTATTAGTAAGCCTCTTGTAAAAGCGATGTTACTTCGCCGCGAAACATTTCGCCATATTCTTTGACGATAACATTCTCAACTTCTGAGATTGTCATGCCTTCGTTTAGCATATCAATAATGTCATCTTGTACATCAAGAACCATCTGACCCATTGCACTCATAATATAGTCTCCTATCAAATAGACGTTTTTTCACCTGCTTTTATATTACCACTGTCGTCAAAGTGGATCAACCCTTTATCTTCAAGATGAGATAATGTGAGCAGTGTTGCAGTCTCGACACCATCTTTCATACCTGAGTTGTATGAAAAGTACACGCAAGCGATGATAGTGCCGATGAAAATTATTGCCCATTCGATTGGCATACGCCTCTCCTGTTTTGGATGTATTTACTATTTATTTAAGTTTCTTTTTAAATGTTTCCATTTTCATTCCGACAACATTCGGTGCTTCGACGACACGCATTGGCACAGTATCAGGAACTACAAAAACAAATTTTACATTTGAATTCTTACGGGCAAACCACTCCAGATACCGAATCCGGTGGTAGTTGTCATCTTGTGTCGCGTGTGTTTCTGGCCCATAGTTTTCAGTATTCTTATAAACATTATCTGTCGAAATATCACCTTTTAAGACGAAATCCACCCCAATTAAGTATAGAATGTCGAAACCTCGTTTGATAGCCGTATCCATTGCAAGCATTCCCGCATTGTTGCGTCTGCGCATTGGGCTGTACTCAACAGGTTCAAAGTGCATGTCTTCTGGCGGTACGATAATCACGCCGTTGCCATACACGCCTTCTGCTTTACGAACTTCTTGTACCATGCCTTGATCAATCGATACAAGATAGTCCCACTTATCAAAGTCACGATACAAGGCGTTGCAACCATAGATCGGTGCTTTACCTACCAAACCATTCAAGTCAATTTCAGTTCGGCTGTTGCCGTTACCGACGACGAATGCCACCTTGTTCATCGAGTTCATCCTCTAATTCATCCCAATCTTCATTCTCAATCACATCCATCAAATGCGTCTTATAATTGTGCCGAGACTCTTTTTTAATGCGCTTCGGACGGATGCCTTCATTCTCTTCGGAGTGCTCACGAAAAGACTTTTTAATTTTACCCATGTTAGACTCTTATCGTATTTAAAACCAATCCTTCGCTAAGTTGGGAAACGCTTCCGCGACCAACTTGCGAGTTACCCCCTTGTAAGGTAGTTTGCGATCCTTCATACCAAGTAAGATTTTTACTTCGGCAGGATTCACACTTTCCAATAATTGAATGTACAACGATTCACGCTTGAGTTGTGTGAGATTACGTTGCGTCTCTGTGTTGCCCTTTATAAACAGATAAAACTGTCGTGATGCATATTGCAAAGTTATTTCTGCATCCGCATCGTTTGGCAGTGGTGTGTGTGGCGGTGTGCCCTCTGGAAGCAACCACTCGACACGCGGATCATAAGTCAATCCAAGAATCTGTTTCATCACAGGACTACTGTTCTTCTTCAGAATATGAAGTTTCTCTTTTTTAGTCTTTGCCTCGTCTATCTTCTTAAAGATGGAGTCGAACGTTTGTGTAGACATTTAAAATTCACCTATACATTCGGTTAATAGTTTCAATCGGTTTTTAATAAAGTAGTTGAGTAATCCTTTCCGGTCTGGAATCTCGTACTCATCATACTGTCGGTTGACTTCGCTACGAATATAATCTGGCACACAGTCAAGGTCAACTAACTGCTCGTTGCGCTTGTAATTTCGTAACATTTCCTCAGTACAAAAATCCTCTGGTTCTTGGTCAACCCAATTGTTGAGTTTTTTAGAAGAAAGAGGTTTTTGTCTTTCTTTGGCAACAATGCACGAATCGTGCGAAAGGAAGTTGGGGATACCATCACCACGATCACCCTTCATAATATGCTCTCGTAAAAAAAGACGAGCATCATTGACTCGTACCCATCGTTTAGTCACTGGACTAAATTGTTCCACGTTTGCATATTTTTGAAGTTGTCCAAAGTCTTTGTCGCCACTGAGAATCAAAATCTTCTCAGTGGTTTGATTATTTAAATACACACCAAATCGATTGACTAGAGTACCAATTACATCATCCGCTTCGGCACGAGAAACTTGGATCACTCGATATGGGAAGTTTTTTTTAATCTCGCCTTTGACTTTATTCAAAGTCTCAAAAATCATTTTCCAATCAAGGTCAGATTTTTCACGATCTTCTTTGCGGTGTGCTTTATAATATGGAAAAACATCCTTACGCCAATAGTTCTTATCATCTGCACAAATTACTAAATCGCCATAGTCTTTAAACTTCTGGCGATACAAGCGAATACTATTCAGCACCATGTGTCTGATAAGGTCTTCTTGTAAGTCTGCTTTCCCCCCCTGTATCTGAATCATCAAGTTTGAAATCATGACTTGATTAAGATCTAACAAAATCATTGTGTTTTCTCACACTTTATCTAATATAAACTATATAGTCTCATAGATCAGATTCTGTGTCAACTCTCCAAAAACGATTGATGTCGGGATAAAAAACGCCGTGTGTGCGTTTCGGATTTCCATCCTTGTCGTATGCCATCGCCACACAAACCCAACCCATTTGGTTTTCTTGGAATTCGCCCCAATACATGTCAGTCCAAGTACCTGTAGCTAAGTAGTTTTGCATTGACCGGACATAGCCTTCTGCCTGTGCCGCTTTACCTGCCGCGCCTTTGATCCCTTGTCGGTCTTCATGACGGTACTTTGCCGACAAATCTTTTTGGGTTTTAATCCATCTCTTTACATTATGCATGTTAAGTTCATCTTCTTCTGTCAACTCTAAAACAGAAGGATGAATATTTTTGTATTGGGGCGGATTATCACTTAAGCGTTTTTCACGTGCCTTAGCAAGACGTTCAGCCGCCGCTTGTTTTTGTTTGTCTGACATCTTGCGTTTTTTGCGAGACTTAAT